GCCAGAACTGTAGGTAATCGGGTCATCTGTGACGTTAAAGTCATCAGGTGAGGATTCGCCGCCATCATCATAGCTAGGATGATCGCTAGGCAACTGGCTTGGATTAGTGGCTAGAATCGCCCAAACAACCTCAGATGTATCAACGAACAAATAAGTACCGCCGACACGGGTTTCACCGTAGATAACTTTGCGTGGAGATACAGGCTCACGGACGTTGCCTATATTTAAACCTTGCTCTGACATTTTTGGCTTGTCTTGAAGCGCGTATGAGATTGCGCCAAGAATAAGATTCTGAGCAAAAGTGCTTGCAAGTGTTGCAGCCGTTACTGTGCCAAAGGCATAGCCCAATCCCGTACTTAATGCTGCACCTACAACAACTTGAGGCATTTAGATTCTCCAACCTTTAATAACGCAATCACTAGGCAAGAATAATAACCCATTATGGGATGCGCCTATAACGTAATCGCCATCGTATATTGATAATGACTTGCCGTTGCCGTGCTTAATCAAAGCGACATCACCACGACTTAATTTTTCTGCCGGAACCGACTCACCAAGATAAGAGGTAGTTAAGCCTTCCAGATTTCCACCATCTTTTAGCCACTTTATTGCCGATTTCTTGTCAGAATAATGTCGTTTTATCTCAGCCTCTAGCGAATGACCTGTCATCGCGTCAACACATTTAGCCGGAAACAGACAGCAATCGAACTTTCCCCACTCAAACTTGGTGTGAATGTTAGCGAACACTAACTTAGCAAGCACTGATTTCCAGTTGCTTACTCTGGTCTTGGCTTCATGCCCCATGTGATTTCCTTGTCTTGAATCGCTGAAACAAAGTCAAAACCTTTGTCAGATGCGTAAATCGCCTTCTGATCTTCGGCTGTGTAGGTGTATTTACGGGGACGCTCAAAGTCGATCAATCGGGTTTCGCACGTTACCGAGATGCTTGATGTATCACCACCTTCGTTGATGGTCATTACATCCATGAATCCCTTAGCGAGAATCAATGGATCAGCAACAAGAGAGCCACCCGACAAAAAGCCCAGATATACCGTCAACGTGCGGTTTTGGTAGTCCTCTGTCAGTGCATCGTTCACATTGTCAGCCAGAATGCCATCCAGAGTCACTGTAAAGCCCGTAGCCTTGACTTCGTAGGTTTCCTCTATTGGTGACACCGATATTAGGTTACCAACGCCTGTGAACGTATTTGAGAAGGCGGTCAGATCGCCAAGCCCGTTCCAAGCGCGAGTCGTGCCTGAATCAAACTCTGCCTCATACAGTAGAACAGGCTGAAGCTCATCGGCTGATGCTGCTGTGATATTAGAGCTGGTTACGCCGCGACTCATAATGCTTCCACGCAAGCAATGGTGGTGCGATACATACTCGATACATCCGTTGAGATAGAAAACTCATCAGAGGCAAGTCGGAATGTCGATTTCGGCAAGGTCACATCTACGGTTGCACCGCTAGACGCTGCCTCACGCAAAGGTGGCTCAATATCGAACACGGTAGATGAAGTTTCACCCACTACGCGATACGCATAATTGCCGATCTGGATTAAATCGCCAACATCTAAATAACCTGCATTGGCAATCGTGATTGACTCATCACGAACTGATCCAGATGTGCCAAGAATCGTATTTCCTGAGCCGCTAAGAGAGTTAGTCGCCAGCGGATCAAGAATCATCGTAAAAGTATTAGCCCTGCCTCGACACGCTGCCAAGAAAGCCTGTAATGCAGCCACTTCTGAGCGCGTCTGAGGGGCGTATGTGACGTTCATCTCCCAACGTGCGCCCTGATGCTCATAAACCTGCTGAGATAGCGTAAATGGCGACTCTGACACGCCTGTAACCCTTCTCAGGGTCAATTCAACGCTCATCGGTGTCGGTAGATTAGATGAATCGATTAAAGCCATTATGCCCCCATCGCACTAGAATATGCTCCACCACGCATTCTAGCATCAGCGGTTGCTGACTGAGCTGCGCGGATAATCTGAGGCATTAGATTAGCAATCTCTGCGCGAACTGTCTGCGATACGCCAGTGTTTACATTGATATTCTGCACAATCTGACCACCGCCTTGTCCTTTAGTGTGGTCAATAACAGTTTCGTTAGGGTGAAGAATTGCAGGGAATCCACCTTTACCATCTACGCCGCCTGATCTTGAACCATAACCAGTAAAACCGCCGCCATTAGCACTTGGTAACGGGATCATTTCATTGGTATTAAAAGCTCTAGGTGACGCTGCTTGTATTGTTGTGCCTGTTGTACCAGTTCCACCATTCAGCCAGCCGCTTAGTGAATTAACAATGCTCTGACGAATCTGAATCCGAATAAGGTCTGCAATAATAGATCGCGCCATATCCTTGAAAGCGTCTTTTGCTGATTTTGCACCCGTAATAAAGTCAACCATTGCATCCTCAAATGAGCGCATACCTTTCTGTGCTGCGGTTGTTAGTTCAGTGCCTACATCCTTAACCGTGTCAGAATAATCTGACATACCCTGCTTTATTGATTCAAGGTAGATATTTTGTTCTTTAAGTTTTTGATTTGCGCCATCAACTGCGTCTTGCAACTCAATGGTTATGATCTTTGACTTTTCTACTTCACTACTAGTAAGTCCTAGTGTTTTCTGTATATCTTCATTTAGACCTAAAAAGGTAGCAAGACCACCAACAACGCCACCGATTGCTGTTCCCTTTTTGCCAAAAATCCCACCAACTTGTGAACCGATCCAAATACCGCCAACGGTTGCAAGAATCTTCCAATTTTCAACTGTAAATTTGAACAGATCAAGAAGTGCAGAACTAAAGGTTTTAGCACCTTCAATGAACTTAGGGTCTTTTATTGTTTCGGTTAGCTCTTGGATTGCTTTTGTTGCTTCTGTAATTAAGCCAGTGTCAGCTAATTGCATTTTTAACTGGAACCATGCGTCTTGCATCATGGACACTTGACCAGTAAAAGTATCAGCCATTGATTTAGCTGCTCCCCTTACTGTAGTAGTGCCATCCCTAAAGGCATCCTCAATTACTTGTTTGGTCTTTTTCGCTGAATATGTTGCTCCTGCTTCAAAACCAAGCATTGCAGATATACCACGCTCACGGAACAACTCAGCAGCCGCAATGCCGCCTGAATATGCTCTCTGTATCTGCATGGCAGTTTCTTGGAAGGTAAGACCAGATGCGGCAGCCAAGTCACCTGTTATTTCTAACAAGTTATTTAACTCATCAGTGCCTTTAGAAACCGTTAGGAGAGAAGGTACGCCTGATTGAATGTCCTCTAGCGCAAATGGCACTTGAGAGGCATAGCGATTCATTGCTTTGAAGGCTAATGCGCCTTTTTCAGTCGAACCTGTTAAGAATCGCATACGGACTTGCAGGTTTTGTACCTGCGAGCCTGTAGCAATAACGGATTTGAGTAGTGCGCCACCGGCTACAGTTGCAGCCGCTAAACCTACCTTTAATCCAAGCAGCGAGCTTTTAAGATTATCTGCTGCACCTTTGGTGTTTCGGAAAACCTTCGAGGCTTCGTCTTTGGCGATTATGCGGATTTTTATTTCATCGGCTGTTGCCATTTTCGTGCCTCATTTGAAAATACGCGATCCAACCATTAAATTCCTCATAACTCATTGCGTCAATCTCTGCTAGAGATTTGTTTAGCGTTTCCGCTAATGAGTACTTGGCAACCAATTCTGGATCGCTGTTTAGTTTCCCGACATATCCTCAACGGTTGGAGTTGCGCTGATTTCATTGGCTAATCGCAAGATTACCGATGGATCAACTTTGTTCATTAAGGTTGGCTTGTCTGATAAGTCGAATATCTTATTCCCGACATCATCCAATGCTTTCATAATGACCAATCGCACTAGGAACTCCATGTCGTCATCCTGTGCATATTTAAGCAGGGCTTTTCTGTCAGCCAATGTAAATGGCTCACACATGATGATTGCAGGATTGCCGTTATCATCACCCCATTCAGGAACCTCAATACGCTTGATTTCCTGCTTTTCGAAATGCGCCGTAGCGCGATCCAATATCTTCACTTCGTTCTCCGTTAAAACGCCGTGATAAAGCGGCTGTCAGGCGAGTCACGGAATCTCGCTTTTCGGGAATGACCCTAGACAGCCCCACCTGTTAAGCAACTGTGCTAGTAGTTACTGCGCCGTTAGCTGTAAATGAGTAAGTCGCTTCAACCATGCCATCAAAAGCTGCTGATGCACCTTCCTCTGTGATGATTGCAGACAAGGTGTAGTAAGTATCGCCTGAATCTTCACCCTCTGGGTAAAGGTTAAGCGTTACTTCTGAACCTGCTGTCATTGCGCCTTGACCTGTTGTATCTGTTTCATCCCAATATGCTGAAATTGAACCTGATGCTGAAGTCAAAGTTGGTTTGTATGTACGCGCTGAATCACCCATTGTTGAATCTTCAACGGTGTCAGATGAAATGGTCAAAGACCAGTCGCGTACTTCTGCTACAGTGTTTGCGCCAACTTTAACGTAGCCTTCACTGCCCTTATGATTCGCCATTGTCGTTCTCCTCTAATTCAATAGCTTTGGTTTTAGCCTTTTTTGGCTTTGCCTGTGAAGGCATCTCAGTAACCCAACCTTTGCGTGTCATTTCATCAACTCGCGTAGGATGGACATTAATCTCTGTTCCAGATTCAGGATGATACATAATCATGCTGCACCTCTTGTGTAAAAATACTCAACTTCTACCGTTAGAATCACGCCACCGATAGGATCGATTGAGCCTTCATCTGTTTCCACATTAACGACTTGAGTGTCCTTAGCGTAACCGCCTCTAGTGCGATCAACATCAAGTGCTTCCTCAATAGATTCGATAATTTCATTTCTAGCAGTATCTATATCTGCTGATTTTACATACCCAATCACATTATAGGTTATCGTCCCCATTCGGGAGATGCCTGAATCGCCAATAGTTGAATCCTCACGGGTTTCACCTGCTGTCTGAATCAGGATAGCCGGATATTGAGCATTTGATAGCTTGTCAAAGTCAAACGGCTCGCGTGTGACGTAAGACGCCATCACAGGATCGCGCATCGCTTTAAGCGTTGTCACAATGTCTTTAGCTATATCTTCTCTGATGCTCATAGACTTAGATACTTATAAAACCACTTACGAAGGTAATTCTTCTCTTTATCGTTAAACCCGAAAAATGGACGTTTCTTGTTGTTTGCTGCCGCTTTCTTAGCTTCAGCAACGCGAGAGAAGTAAATATCTGCGGTCATTTCTGGTTTATTGACCTTGCTTCTCATTGAACCAAGCATTTTTCCAGAGAAATTTAGGTCAGGCGTAGTGCTTCGACCTTTCTTAGACCTAAAAGCAGCATATTCTTGAGTGTACGCAGGGAATGGAGCCAAATACCCTCTGCCCTTTTCTGTACGATCCAAGATTATATTTGTTCCGCGTTGTGCGGTTGCACTTAATCCTTTAGCAATATCCTTCGAGAATTGTCTGCCTAATCTCGCGAAATGGCGATCAACCTCAGAAGTATCTATGTTGATGGATAAGTTCATCGATTTAAGCGACCCGTTAAGTAAGAGTCTTTCTCTGAATTTTCGATAGTGCCATCTTCGTTGAAGTCATACTCAACGCCGTCTGCAAATACAGCTTGCATCTCTTGATGGTACATATCACGGTAAAAGCTGATCATTCCCATGAAACGATCATCTCCCACCCAGTTTGTTAGTTTTGGCAATGCGTATTTCCACAAAACCAAATAAGTAGAAGCGCGAGTCCACTGAGTTGATGTAAGTAGAGTCGAATCCAACTCGCCTGAGCGACCTAATGTTGACCACCACTTAGCACGAATCTCACGGTTGATATCCGCTTCTGCGTTAGCGTGTTCTGCATAAAATGCAGGAATACCCATATCCAGAATATCCGGCTGAATATCGGTCAAATCTGAATCATCTGAATATGCCATTACCACTTTACCTTAGCAGCCCACCATGCCGCAGACATTTTGCCTTTAGCAATATTTCTTTTGTGCCTTGCATACCACGCTTTACGGGTAGCTTTAGCCTTTGCGCTCTCCCCCTTTCGAGGTGGATAAGTTTTAGCTCCCTGTGAACCGAACCGAATCGTCTTTTCTTTACCACCTTCGCAAGCCTTCACCATGTGTGACTTGGTTGGATGGCTCGGAGTGCGAACCGGAGTGTTACATTTGAGCTTCTTAGCCATGAG